CAGTAAGGGAAACTGCTCGATTAACTGAGCGAATACTCAAGGGCGCGTTGATACGAATAGAATCAGTTGATTCGGCATCTGCTCCTCCGGTAGCTGCAGTTGAATCATTGATTACGCTAACCCCCACAGGAATTTGAGAAAGAGTAGGCCAGTAGGTAATGTATTTAATTGTGTTAGAGGCCACATTTCCAATAGAGCCTCCGCCAACACGGTAAGTTACATAGATCGGAGACCCTGTAGGAGGTATGCGTCCAGAGATATTATCTCCAAATTGAATGTAAGTAATATTATTAGCGTCAGTTGTTACCGCGTAAACGGCAGCATCACCCGCATAGTCAATTAGGTAGCTTACTTGCTGATAAGCAACGCCATTAATAGTCACGCTTGAGATGTTAATTACTGACGGGGTGGACAAAGCATATGTTTGGTACGCCTGTCCTGTTGAGGATGTTGTTACCTGCTCATTAGATATTGTGTAGCCCTGAGTAGCCGATACTGTGGCTGTTGTTCCAGGTTGAAGAGTGATTGGGCTATTAGTTTCAAAAATAATTTGAGATGTTGTTGAGTTTGCTACCGCAGAGGTTGCTATTTGAGTTAGCGCCGGTACAGTTACTACCCCGTTAACAACGCCTACAGAATTAACTGAGGACGTGTTAGAGTTGGTAAATTTAACTGTTACCGTAGAGGCCGTAGCATTAGTAGGCGTATAACCGATAAGTTGGGCAAGCTGAAGGACGGTAGATCGCTGACTAGCTGTATTTATTAGCGCTTCGTTTGCCGACACGTCAATGTAATAATTAATGATATCGCCCATATATGCAAACAATTCTAGAAGAGCGATGCCGAAGTCTGCTGGGTCCCTATTAGTCCAGTAAGGGGCAATATTTGGGATAAGACTGGTCATATCCGTTAAAATAGATGCGTAATCCCTGGAGGTGTAGTCAATAGACGGCACGTAATTAGTAGACACTTGGGACCTCCGTAATGATGTTTCCAGTCCGGTCAAGTATAGCAGTGCGTATCGACACAGTTACTGGGGTAGTAGATGGGCCATAGTTATAATTTACGGTTATTATCATTGAGTTAGTGTCCAAGTCTAAGCTTGTGTCCACTTTTAATAGGCTTAGGTAAGGGAGCCACTCAGAGAAGCCTAGTTGAACGTACTGTTCTACAGCCGTATGGACCGCCGACATGTTCTCAAATACAAGGGCCCGTGCGTTTGTTCCATAAGTAGGCCTCATAACACGCTCGCCCAACAGGGTCATAAGAACTAAAACCACTCGGTCTTGAATAATTTTCTTTTCGTCTGTTGTGGTTGAGACTGCCCCATTAACATCAAATCTAAATGGTAAAGAGATAGCCTTTGGCGTAATACTCATAGTTCAACTCCTAGCCAGACTGGGTGATTAGGGTCACCAGCGATAAACATAATCCAAACTTTTTGCCCAATATTAGGGACTAGACGATGTGGCGTGTGCTCAAACGTACTGGTTGCGTCATTAAAAGCAGTCCCCGAAGAGTCATTCCATAAGTTAGACGCGTTTACAGTGGTTGTATGGGGGTGAGTTAATACCCCATTTGATTGAGGGATCACTGGTTGGTAAGGCAAATACGCGTAGCTGGTTCCGTTGGCCAGTGTTGTAGGGGCGTATGGTGTGGCTGGGCACGTAAAAGAGTACGAAGAGCCGGGCACTACTGTTGCTACAGAAGTTATATTGTAGATCCCCCCATTAACAGCCACCCCAGTATTTACACTTGCAAGTTGGGTTGCTGCAGGATATGTATATACAGTGGATCCTCCGCTAGTTACCGCGCTAGTTAAAGAGATAACTTGTGGGGTAGACAACAAGGCTGCAATTTGCATTGCCATGTGCGGGTTATGGTCCGGATGATTGGAGTTATCAGTTACCGGAGTACATGGCTTAGCCCAGTCTGTCTCCTCTGTCCCTAGTATCTGAGGTACTTGTAGTTTAATTTTATTTTTGCCGTCAGGGTCCTGGTTGTTTGTACAAACTCCCTCATAAATTCCATAAAATCTTTTGTCGTAGCTCACAGTACGCTCCTAGGAACTTTATTTAATTGACGGTTACTGTAAGTGCTTTTACTTACCGTCGGCTGAGTTATAGGGTCTAATGATAGCGTGTCAGTAACCCAAACTGGAGAAGAGTTAGTTGGTTTAGCTCTATTGGTTGCTAGGCCAAAACTGTTAGAGGACTGCGGCCCAATATTGGGGGAAATCGCTTTTAGTTTAGTCTTTGGCAGTGTAGATGTTTGACGAACTCCAGGAATTAAAGATCTAATGCCAGAGCCCTCAGGGTTTTTAATAGTTTGTCCATCTGTCCATTGAACCGCTTGCCCTAAGGAATCAGTTCCTAAATGAAGGACGGTTGTGTACTTTTGAAGGTTGCGGCTCTCTTCAATAATTCTGTGCTCTACCCCCAATATAGTCCAGTATCCAGAGTAGTGAGCCCCTACCCCTTTTAAATACACTGGCATGTCGGGGCGAAGAGTAGCATTCCCTAAAACTTCTGCCGTACCCCTATATGGAAATAGGTTTCGATTTTCAGCGGCTTCTGCTTCGTACTTAGCAATAGTTGAGTTTGTAGCAACTACGTGTGTTGCAAACCGGTCAAAAAACTCGGGCTTAGACTTTAACTTGGTATTCTTTGCTCTTATCTGTTGAGTTATAGACATGGCTTGGACACTCAAGTAATCAACGCCGCCGATAGCAACGGCGCCTTTTTTATCCCCGTCGTACTCTAAATTTTCCGAGATGGTTGGGGTAAAAGAATATAAATTTGAGCCGTTAGGGTCAGTAGGTAAGTTCATTGTGTACACAGGTGCTTCCGACCTACGTGTTGTGTACTCATACAGCATAGGTTGAAAATAAATTTCGGTGTTCTGCGTGCGCAAAGAGTAACCGCACTGTTTAGCTAGCCTCACACACATCTCCCAGTCTGTATGCCCAGCTTGAGTCACCTGCGGGTAGATTCGTGGATGAGGTACAGTAAATGCAACAAAATTGTGCTTTTTTGCTATTTGTTGGATTATGCCATCAGCAGATAGCCCTTTGTAAACATGCTGTGACTCATTCTTCATAACCATAGACGCGCTTACGGCAACAACCTCAGTTATGTTTCTTCCGGGGGCTCTATCAAGGTTTACATGGTGAACATACCCGTAGAAATTTCTTGTATTTTTTCCTGAACCCAACTTAAACGTTATAGGCGAACCCGTTTCAATAGCTTCATACTCAACCCCCCAATCTCTAAACTTAATAGTTGCAACTTCATGTTCGTACTTATTTTGTTGAAGCGTAGCCTCTAGTACTAGCTTAGGCGCTAAAGAGCTGTTAGGAAAAGACACATAAATGTAATTAAACACTAGGTATCCTTAGGACAGTCCCTGGGGCTATGTTAGTAAAGTCTGTTATACCAGGATTAGCCATAACAATATACCACCAGAACCCAGAGTTAGAGTAAAACTTATTTGAGATACTGTCTAAACGGTCACCCTCTGTAAAGGTGTAGGTTTGATAGTTAAGCAAAGTAAACGTCTGAATGGTGTTAAATACAATTGGGTGCGATGGGCCGCTAAGAGTTTTAGCTACGTAATCAACAGTAGCATATTCATACCTAGATCCTTTGTAAATAGCCACTAGATTCCTCCAGATACAAGAGTTGTCTTTGAAAAGCCGTTCATTGTTACACTGACTTCGGTGTGCAAAGGGATCATATCTTGAGTAAACATTGTATGGTTTACAGATAGGCTGGTTATATACCCTACGTATGAAAGATTATGGATGCTTGGGCCAAACTGAATGGCTATAGGGGTCGCTCTTAAAAATGCTACGTCGGCTGTCTTTTTTCCTAAAGCATTGGTCCAATAAGTTGCGTCAGCCCCACCGCCAGCAGCGGCGCCTGATCCGTTAACCATTTTGTAGATGTACTCAAGGTCCGCCATAGTTCCTAGCTTAAGAAGATTTTGAATTTGCTCTGTAAATAACTCTGGGTTGTCCGGCCGGGCAATGCTTACCGCACCATCTTTATAGTATTGAGTAAGTGCGGTTAAATCCGCCGTAGATACGTTGTTTGGTATAAAACCTAAGTATGACCCACTAGTAGGTGAGGTCCCTAAATTATTTAGGATATTAAGCCCGGCAGCGCAAGCAAAATCATTAACTCGGTCTAATACAATAGTAAAAGAAATACTTTCTATTGCATTAAACAGGCCAGCAAGCCCAGAAAAAGCATCGGCTGCAGACGGGGTAACATTGTTGTTTAGCTGTTGACTTGTTTGAATTGAGGTTGGGTTCCATAAAAATTGAAAGCCCCAGTCGTAGTCATAGTTTGTAACAGCGGGTGCGGCTGTGGGGGCCGGAGTTTGCTGCACCATCATGCCTCCTTTAACCCCACCAATAACTTGATTTGGGTATGGGTTAGTTGAGTTAGGCGATGTTGCATCTGGGGCGGTGAGACCTACAGCTGTATTTGTTTGGTATCCCCACATACGCGTAAGGCGATATCCAGTATCTGCACTCCAATTTTTACCCGGAGGACTGTACCCCTGACTAGCTGGCATTACTGTTTGAGGAGTAACAGGTCTGCTCCATAGGTGAGGCGGTAAATTAAACTTAGCCTTATCTGGTGTTAGATTAGGCGTAGGAGTGACTTGGCACTTAGGTAAAGCGTACCCCTCTTTAGATGAGTTAAAGTAATCAGCTACGTTTGTTAACGCATTAATAGAGTTTGGGTCTGTTACTACCGGGCCATTAAACTTCACTACAGCGCCAGCTTTTGTAGAGGCCCCTCTACCAGTTGCAATTTTCATTTAACTTTTTCCTATAACTTTAGTAGGATTGTTTATAAGAGACTTTACCTGAGTAATGATTGCGTTGGTATCAGTAATACCATTAAACTGGAATGTAAGACCACCGTAATTAATACCTCCGCCTTGGTTTTTAAGGCCCTGTACTGCAATGTCTGCAACAGTTGAAGCCCCAGGAGTAGGGGTAGGTGCAACATATGTACCGCCACTTTGAGGTCCGCCGGTGCTATTTGAGTCAAACCCCGCAGTAACTACCGAGCTATAGTTTCCACCTAAAGCTTGTGCGCCAAGATTGGCTCTACGCTGAGCGGCGCTCTGGCTTCGATCTTGTGGCACTTCAAACTCTGTCATAAAGTAAGCGGCTGCGTTTGCTTCTGAAATATTTTTTTGTCTTAAAGTTGCAAGTAAAGTTGGATTTCCTTTTAACTCTTGTGCCAAGAACCCTGTTTGAGCGGCCACGCTCCAAGGATCTAATTTATTTTTAGCAGCATACTTGTTCTCATTTGTCCATCTTCCGTTATGCCATTGTGCAATACCAAATGACGTATTTTTTCCTGTAATTTGGTTTCTATCGCCCTCGGCTCTTGTGTTCAAGCCGGACTCTGCTTCTAAGTTTCCAACAATACCTGCGGCAGATGCGGCGCTAATACCTAGCGCTTGCATTAAATACCCTTGAATTTCTTGCGGGGTTCCTCCGCTAGAACGAAGCGCGCCCACACCATTTTTACGGTTGAGTCCAGGCAACTCATGGTTAGGGATAATCATCCCGTCAGTTTTAGGGATAAAAAGCTCTGGGCCAACTTCACCGACAATGTAAGGAGTTTTACCGTCCCCCACAGGACCAGTGCTTACAGCAGGGCCGCCTCCCGCAAGACCAAATATGCTAAGGATTTTGCTTATTGCGCTTCCCACAGCCATAATAGGGCCGCCAAGAATTCCTTGATTAAACGCATTTACAGAACCTACTGCGCCAGTAAGTCGATCTACATAAGTTGCAAACTTGTCTACTGCGTTGTTCATTTTAGTTGAGACGTCATAGCCGCCTGAGATTGCTCCCGACTGGTCAACAGTTAGGTTAGTTTGGTTAGCCATCTGATGGCCAATATCTTGAACAGTTTGTGATTGAATACCGGCCTGAACAAGCTGCTTTCCGGTAATCTTAGTTAGGTCTTCTCCACCAAACTGCGCTTTAGCTAATAACATATTAGCGGTCATCTGAATCATTGTTGGGTCACCATTAAAGAGGCCGCTTAACATATTGTAGATACCGTTACCGGGCATTAAAGAGATCTGAATAGAACGCTTGTCCATTCCTTTGCCGCCGTTTTGCTGCTTTAAAAAGTTCCAAATCTGGTCTACTACTTGGTTCATAGGAAGAAGAGAACCATTAGGACTACGCAAGTTAATGCCAATAACACGCGCCATATTTACTGTTGCTGGAGCATTAAGAGATGTTCCAATGGCTTGGGTTGCCCCAGAAATTCCTAGGCCAGGGGTAAACTGAGAAGCAGTAGCCGCCCCCTGCATAACCTGGCTAAAGTTAGTTGCTCCGCTAAGTCCTGTGTCATTTGCTATGGCTAAAGCTCTAGATGTATCCATAGCATCTGTTGCTAGCCCATTATGAGCTAAAGATTTTTGTAAGTTTTTAACGTTTGCGGCTTGATATTGAAGGTTACCTCCATAACCTCCTTGCCCATAAAACGCGGAACGAACAGTAAGAAGGTCCTGCATAACTGCATTAGGGACGCTTGGCATTAGCCCGCTTGATTGAAGTCCGGAGTTAATTGCGCCAGAAACAGCTACGTATTTTTGAAATGCGTTGTTTACACCCGCTACGGTAGGTCCCTTTGGCAACCCCATGGTGTAGCTGCCAAAAGATCCATCCCCCACTTCAGCCCCGCCACCGGCAGCTTCTTTTGTCTTTCCGTTTTGCGCAACAATGTTGCCCCCGCCAGCACCCGCGCTAGTAATTGGGT